TATCCGTATCTTGCGGCGGCCTATCCGTCAGGTGTGATCCCCGACATGCGCGGCTGGACGGTGAAAGGCAAACCGGCAGGAGGGCGCGCCGTGTTATCTCAGGAGCTGGACGGCATCCTGTTTCACGACCACCCCGTCAGCGTTTCCGCAACTGACCTGGGAACGAGGGCAACCAGCGCTTTTGACTACGGCACCCGCGAAACGAGCACGTTTGATTACGGTACAAAATCCACAGATGCGACGGGCGAACATACGCACGTATCGGGGGTGAGGACGCCGCCAGATGTCGCCCTTTACGGGGTGGTGGCTGCCTCCGCAGGGAATTACACGGCGGGTAGCCGCAGTGCCGCCACATCGGCAATTACCGCCTCCGCAGGGTATCACGCACACAGCGTTGCCATTGGCGCACATAACCACGCCGTCGCCCTCGGCGCGCACGCGCATACCGTCGAGATTGGTGCGCACAGTCATACCGCAACGGTCTCCGGGGTGGGCAACCGGGAAAACACCGTTAAAAACATCGCATTTAACTACATCGTGAGGCTTGCATAATGTTCAGAATGTCCGACCAACCGAGGACAATCACCGTGTATAACCTGAGCGCGGAAACCGGGGAATTTATCGGGAAAGGAAATGCGTATATTCCGCCGCAGACAGGTCTGCCCGCACACTGCACCGACGTCCTTCCCCCGCAGACGTCTGCCGGTAAAGTGGCGGTGTTTGACGCTGAAACCGCGAGCTGGAATGTCATGGACGATCACCGGGGCGCGACGGTGTTTGATACTGTCACCGGGGAGCAGATCTATATTACTGCACCGGGCGCACTGCCTGAAAATGTCACCCTGCTTTCACCCACCGGCAGTTACCAGAAATGGGACGGCAAACAATGGGTTGATGACCCTGAGGCAGAACGCGCCGCGACAATAGCGAAAGTTACGGAAATGAAAAGCGTGCTGATGACGCAGGCAAGCGAAGCTATTGCGCCGCTACAGGATGCCGTCGAGCTGGAGATTGCCACCGGTGACGAGCAGGCGCAGCTCGCTGCGTGGAAAAAATACCGGGTGTTTCTCAACAGAATAGATACCGGGGATGCGGAAATTGTCTGGCCTGAAAAACCCGCCTGATGGACGAAAAAAAGCCCTCAAAATGAGGGCAATCTTCGCTTGCATGGTTTGTTATTATCACGATATTGCCTGTGCAGCCTTTTTCCCTGGGTCGGGAATATACGCTTACGGAAACGTTCTAAGCATGGCCTGGATTTTGATGTGAGCAAGCGTAAGCGGTAAAAAAATCGAAATTTATCAGTGCAGACTTTGCCGGGGATTTGCGGGTTGTATTGCGCGGTGATGCTGGAGAAGCAGAGGGTTAAAAAATCCCTTTCGACGTGAAATCCAGACATTCGAAAGGGTAATCAGGAGGCCAATTTATACAAGGATGGAATGAGATTAGTTGAGTTCAATTTAATTGCTATCTGTATAAGCAAAAAAGCTCAAATCACCCAATCACAGCGAAACGCTAATATCCTGAAAACCTCCACATAACAGGCGGGCGCAAGCCCGCTTTTTTGTGTCCGTTGTTGTCCAGCACGGCACCCATCCCGGATAAATAGCCCCGCCCCCGCACACCCTGGAAAATAGCACTCACCCCAACACCACGGAGTTAAACGGATGAGTGATTATCATCACGGCGTGCAGGTTGTCGAAATCAACGACGGCACGCGCGTTATTTCCACCGTCTCAACGGCCATTGTCGGCATGGTCTGCACGGCCAGCGATGCCGACCCGGCAACATTCCCCCTCAATGAGCCGGTACTGATTACCAGCGTCCAGAGCGCCATCGTAAAGGCCGGGAAAAAAGGCACCCTTGCCGCCTCGCTACAGGCCATCGCCGACCAGTCAAAACCGGTGATTGTCGTTGTACGCGTTGCCGAGGGCACCGGCACCGATAAGGAGGCCGCATTCGCTCAGACGATTTCCAACATCATCGGCACCACGGATGAAAACGGCAAATACACCGGCCTGAAAGCGCTGCTTACCGCCGAAGCGGTGACCGGCGTCAAACCGCGCATTCTTGGCGTGCCGGGTTACGACACGCACGAGGTGGCGAGCGCCCTTGCGCCTGTCTGCCAGAAGCTTCGCGCGTTTGGCTACATCAGCGCGTGGGGCTGCAAAACGGTATCGGAGGCCATCGGTTATCGTGACAATTTCAGCCAGCGCGAGCTGATGGTCATCTGGCCGGATTTTCTCGCCTGGGACACCGTGACCAGCACCACCGCCACGGCTTACGCCACCGCCCGCGCGCT